ACACGAACATTCCTTGGTCCATCAAGTTGGCAAGGGTAATTGCCATATTCTTGTGCTCTGAAGGACTGGTCGGTCATACTGGACCTTTCCTTCGTCGCAGCAAGGTTGGGATGATATGGCATGATCTGGGCGACGGGACGTCGCAACTAAGAATTAAGTTCGGGGGAACTTACACACCCTTTGCGGGTGTGTAGTGTCAGTCCTCTTTGATTTATACTCAAAGAATCCACGTCACACAATCGCTCCAAAAGTACGATTTTAGTGCCGGATGGACTGGACACAGGTGGGGGTAATACTGTTTTTCCCCACCTGTGTCCAACGATAGGGTTATCGTTACTTGGCGCGCTAACGCGCGCTGAATGGCGCGCTAACGCGCGCTAAATGGGAGCCGCTCCTCGCGCTCGCAGGCTCGCGCGGGAGGCGGCTCCTGACTTCTTTTAAATTATTCAGTCATGGGGCTAACCCTAACTTGTAGTTACAAGGGGCTAAGTCGCCGCTTCCCCGCTGTCGCGGGGCCCCTGCGGCGAAAGCGGGGAAGGCCTACGGCCTATCCCTAACTAGCAGGTGCTTGTGCTGTTCAGTAAGGGGGCTAAACCCTAACGGCTGGTGGGGACCCGGAAGTGCCACGTGTTTCCACGTGCTATATATCACTGGGCCCCTATACGCGTGGGCCGCGCGTAGCATAGCGGTAAGGCCGAAGCACAAACCCGGCACGCTTCGCTCGCACGGGGTTTTCTTTTTCCTTTTTACCTACTAAGTTTTTATCTAGATATCGTCTTCAACGTCCGAGGGGATGTCTTCCAACGGCAACTCGTCGTAGACCATGTGGTGGGCAATGCGCTGGCTCTCGCACCACATCATGAAGAGGCCGCGCTGGATGTCATACCACGTCATGCGGCCATCAAGCGAGTCGGGGACCTCGCGGCCAAGGCGTCTCCACTCTCGAATCAACTGGTAGGGATATCCTGTTTCAAAGTACATGACCCAAACACGCTGGGCGGCGTAGGGAGAGATGTTGTCAAAAAGCATGGCGAAGTCGGGCATAGCACCCATCATGCGTTCGTAGAAAATGCGTCCAAAGCGGTGGTTGGTGCGGCCATCAGAAGTAACAGACTCGGGAGAGACCACAGAGGTAGGGGAGTTGGGGCGGAGATTCATATTTCGATGATGTGGTATCTGTCCTGCGAAAGTTTAGTGAGATCCGGCATCTCGTTCATAAAAACACAGACATGCATCCGTGGCAAGACTTTCATCCTGCTCTCGTACTTCGGAGAGAACACAAAGCCATTCTTCGCTTCTTCCAGAAAATCGTATTGGATGAACTCGCCCTGCTTCGATCGTGGTGCATCCACAAACAGCACAGTTGTGTCTAAACGCAACGCATACGCCATGTCGGCCTTCTTGCCAGGAACCAGAACCTGGCACTGCTTCGTCGCCTGTTGAACATACCAGTGAGCAAACCACGTCTTGCCTTTGTCGCCGACGAGATCGACCAAAAATAAAATTGTGCGATCGTTTGGCTCACCATCGAGAATTGCTTTCAATTCCTCTTGCCATGTGCGTAACGAATGAGAATCTTGCGCGCGCGCCGCGTTATCCATAACGACTTCTTGACACCAACGGGGATAACGGGCGGTGACGTTTGAATGCGTTTCTCTAAGTACGGCCATGTCCGTAACCCCCGATTTAACGGCTGTGATAAAATCTTGAAACTCGTCGCGCCGGCCGGTCGTGCGAAACTCGATGGCGCCAAATTCGAAATAATCGCCATCCTTCATGCAATAATCGCGCGCTTGCCTCGGATGCTTCGCAACCTCGCAGTGCGCACGGGGCGTAAGTAAAGCACGCACAGCTACCAAGCGCTTCCGTTCCAGGAATCGCACGAAGCCTTGAAGATGAGGCGTACCGCTCTCGCCAACTTCACGACCGTAGCACACATACTGGGCGACACCATCGTCGACCAAACTCGCCAAGAGGCTTTCATCCAAACTGCTGTAATTATTCAATGTAAACACCCAATTCTGGGAGCGAGACATCGCATCTACGTCTTGCACAAATTGTGGCATGGCCGCTTTTGTGCGCACTCCGTGCGCGGAGGGTTACTCCCCGCCGTCCGCGCTCGCAGGCTCGCGCGCCGGGCGGGTCGTTTATTGGTTATTTACATAACCCTCACTTAATTCTTCAATCCCATAACGGCTTTTTAACGGCCGTTATAGTAAACCTTGTGAAACGACTTTCTTCTGGGATTCCAACTCCGACGTTTCACCTGGCTGGCGCGCTCTCCGCGCGATATAATATAATCAAACCACTGGCTTTCGCGATAGTTCTTGAAATTGCGCGTTCCACGCTTCGCTAAAAGCATGGCGCCGTCTACGCCGACTTTCTTCACTGGCGCCTTCATATCTGCAACCACGGCACCACCTCGAGAGTGGCCATACACCGTTTTAACTCCGTTCGCCTTTGCTACTCCGTCAAGCTTCTTCGCGTACTTGCCCCTTTGACGAAAGCTCACATTTGCGGCTGTTCCGACAACTGGGAGAAGGCCGTAAGCTTCCGTCGGGACACTTTCAATCGCGTTTTGGACCCATTCTTTCTTGTTTGCCGTGCCGCGGACAAACATTTCGTTTTCTTTTGTAATCGGGTTTTTGATGATTGCGTAACCTTCTTTGGAAGCATACGCTTGATCAAACCCTTTGCGTAATTGGTAGTCAGAAAACGAAGTGCCGAGTGCGTAACCAGGCTTACCAGCAGCTGTTTTCCACTCATAATTTTTGCGATACGCAACCGTCTTCGCTTTTGCGATCTTTGATTGATTAATGAACGACATTTTGTGGGCTAATACGAATACGACGCATACGCTGTGCGTGGACGTTTGGCCGCTCGCTGGCTGGCCGGATTCTGAAGAATGCGCTTTCGCGCGGTGGCAACCATCGGAGCGCTGCCTCGAGTATTTCCATGGTATCGAACCATAGTGGAACCTTCATCATACACAATCTCTTGATTGTGTACGATATGAACCATCACGCGAGTCGGAGTACTGGCTCCAGGGCGTCCGTAAATTCGAAGGAAAACCATGTCGAAATTTTCATTGTCGACAAGCACCTGATTCGCTTCGGAACCGCTGAAATCACGAGGGACAATTTGAAACTCGTGATCTGACCCTTGGGGATTCAGCTGAAACATGTACTTGTGAATGTCACGCAACTTCCCAGTGATATACGTGGGATGTTCCACAAGATTGCCAGCAGTAACCGCCGGCAAAACTGCATTGTCTGTTGATGCAACATAGCCTTTTCCATCAACAAAGCGCAAGGCAAACCCTGAGTCAAACGACCCCTGAATTCGGATAGCTTCAAACCAGCCATCATTCTCATCCGAATTGTTGATGAGCGTAACTTTCATTCCACATGAAACTGTGCGCCACTTGTGAATGCTTTGCGCGGGATCTTGCGTAAACTGAGTGATATCGCCTTCGACATTTTGCAGTCGAGCGTGGTTAGTAAATGGGAGAGCACCGTTAGGATCCAACCCAACGCAACTAGTGCTCAACAACGAGTTATTGATTCCTGGAAAAAGCAGGAAGTTCATTGGAGCGGTGGTGTCATTGGTAAACTCGCCGACGGCCTGAAGCCGGATGCCACATGACGAGTACACTTTATTATCAGGAATGCGAGGACTTGTGGAAGCTGTGGAAAAGGGGTTAGCATACACAGCAAGGTTGGCTCGAGCCTCTGACATGGAGCTTCGAGAGCCATAAGAGTTCCGGCGGTACGAACGACGATATCCTGTCTTACGACGGTACGACGGACGACGACGGCGGGCGAGGATTTTCTTAACAAACGCCATGTTTGAATTTATGAGCCAATTTGGACAGTTGACACGTGGCCACAGGTATTTGGCCGAGTGGCTCTCACAAAATCATGTTTACCCATTACGGTGAATATATGTTTGAAACGTCGTCCGACTCTGAGGACGGCGGTAGGCGAAAACGGGATGATGAACCTGATGACGCCATTGAAATCGTCGAAGGTCAGCAATTCGACGATAGTGGTACTGCTAACACCACTGCTGAAACATATGACGGATTGACTACTATGTCATCCTCTCTGTATCCACCAATATATCAATTGGACGTACCTTGGGGATTCACTCCTCGCAATGCACAACTTTACGAAGTTGGACGATTCGGCTACACAGGGCCGATTTACGGTGGGAAGTTAACACTTCAGAAAGACACTATCGCTGGCGTCCCAAACGTGACGTCTCACGCACCAAGTGGTATTGGATGGATCACTACAGCTGCGTGGAACGCTTCAACGTGGAATGGTGTTCCTTATGACGTCACTGGCAAAACAACGGCGCAAATATGTTCGTGGGTGTTCCCAACGGCTAACACAATGCGTGGTCTGCGGCAGCTTTACGAGTCTGCCCCGCCGTTTGCTGATGCACGTTTCCCAAAAGCGTGGGAAATTGACTTGTGGAACATCAAGGTCATTAATCACTTCCGAGCACTTCTCGGAATCGGACCAATTACTCCGTCGTACAGACTGTATGTCGAAGCACAGTGGGCAACAGAACGACGGTGGTCCCCGCGGTGGAACGCGTACCCTGCCAACGGACAAGCTGTATATGGGCCATGCCCCAACGGAAATCCGCATTGCGGTGCCCAATTCGTACCCGGCGAAGGAGACCAAGGATGGTACTTGCTGCCCGGAGGTACTGGGTTTACTCCGTCAATGGTCCGTCAATCGACCAACGAATGTCTCGGAGGAACAAACACGAACATTCCTTGGTCCATCAAGTTGGCAAGGGTAATTGCCATATTCTTGTGCTCTGAAGGACTGGTCGGTCATACTGGACCTTTCCTTCGTCGCAGCAAGGTTGGGATGATATGGCA